GATCAACTAGAGCAAGCCAGGTTGGAAGGTGAACTAGAACTATCCTCCGTAGTTAGGACATGCGGCCCGGGTTGGCAGGGTAGCGCGTGGCTACTAGAACGCACTCGTGGCTATGTAGCTAGGGCTTCGCTCGAGCACACTGGTAAAGGTGGCAAAGATTTATCCATAAGCGGTGCCCTGCTAGGAGCTTTCGGTAATACTAAATGACACCACGGGGGGGGGACGACCCCCAGGGTGGGGGTGGAGGTTCCCTGATACCCCCCCTCTTCCAACCGCCCACAATTTTATGCCTGTCAAGCAAATAAAGCGTAAACGTTCTCCTTCGTTGGGGATGGGTTCGCATATTCCTGCGTGGAAGCAGCGGAAGATGTTGGAGGAGGCGCAGAGGCTGGAGAATTTCCCTGAGATGATGCTTGGCCTACGGGATGTGTATCCGTGGCAGAAGGCGGTGTTGGGGGCGTTGAACGAGAAGCATGCGAAGGTGGCGTTGAAGGCTGCGAATGGGTCAGGGAAGACGAGCATGGTGGCGGCGAGTGTGGTGATTTGGCATATGCTCCGTTGGCCGGGGAGTTTGGTTGTGTGTACGGCTGGTGTGTATCGTCAGGTGGCGGATGCGTTGTGGCCGCATTTGCGGAAGATGATCAATGGGTTGGGGGGTGAGGAGAATGGGTTTTCGATCAAGGATGGTGAGGTGAGGTATGTGTATCCGAGGAAGGTGGATGGTCAGGAGTTGGTGAGTCGGTGTATTGGGTTCTCGGCTAGTAATCCTGAGAAGGCTGAGGGGTGGCATGTGCAGGGGCCGAGTGGGGATTTGTTGTATGTGGTGGATGAGGCGAAGGCTGTGCCGGACGGGATATTTCAGTCGATGGAGCGGTGTCAGCCGACGCGGGTGTTGTTGATGAGTAGTCCTGGAGGGAGCAGCGGGTATTTCTACGAAGTCTTTCGGAGGAATGATGGGAAGTGGAAGACGTTTACGGTGACGGCGTATGATTGTCCGCATATTCGGAAGGAGTGGATAGAGGAGCAGGTGGCGAGGTGGGGAGAGGGTCATCCGTTGGTGAGGTCGATGATTCATGCGGAGTTCATGGAGGATGACGGGAGTTTGACGGCGGTGCGGACGGCTGATTGGCAGAGGTTGGTGAGTGGCCCGCCGAAGGAGGATACGGAAGGTCACCGTTTGACTGCTGGGTGTGATTTCAGTGCTGGTGGGGATGAGAGTGTTCTCGTGGTGCGGCAGGGGAACGTGGTGAAGGGGCTGGTGCGGTGGCGGGACAAGGACACGATGGCGAGTGTGGGGAGGTTTATCAGTGAGTTTCGGAAGTGGAAGTTGAAGGCTGAGGATGTGTATGCGGATGTGGGTGGGATGGGGATCGTGATGTGCGACGCTCTCCGAGCGGAGGGATGGGATGTGAGGCGGGTGAACTTTGGGGAGAGGGCGATTCGGGATGATCAGTTTGTGAATCGTGCGGCGGAGATGTGGATTGAGTTTGGTCGGATGGTGGAGGAGGGGAAGGTGAACTTGGGGCCTGTTGGGAATGACGAGGTGTTGTTGCAGCAGTTGGTGACGAGGAAGGTGCGGACGAATGGGAAGGGGAAGCTGACGCTTGAGGGGAAGGATGAGTTGCGGGCGCGTGGGATCAACAGTCCTGATCGTGCGGATGCGCTTGTCCTGGCGTTTTGTGGTGGTGGTGGGAAGAGGATGGATGAGTATCTGAGGGCGGTGGGTGAGGATGGGAGGAGCTTGTTGGAGCGGATGGAGGAAGAGATTGGCCCACTGGAACCGGAGGGGGTTGCGCTTGCTGGATGTGAGGTAGGGGGGTAGGAAGGGGTGAAGGAATATGATGACTGAAAAGGGGCGGAGTGAATTGCAGGGGCAGATACTGACGAGTATCGAGCAGCGGAGTCCGTGGGAGTTGCGGCAGACTCGGTGGTATGAGTTGCGGCATCATGGGCTTCGGCGGACGAACAAGCCGTGGCCGAAGGCTGCGGACCTGCATTGGCCGTTGATTGACACGGCGATTGAGAAGCTGAAGCCGCTATTCTTGCAGCAGGCGTTGGGGATGGATGTTGTGGCCAGCTTTGTGCCGATGAGGCAGCAGTTGAATGCGTACACGAAGGTCGCGGAGGACTGGTTCAACTACAAGATTCGGGAGAAGACGAACTTTGTGGATGAGGTGTTGAGCTGGGTGGATTACACGCTGATGAGTGGGCGTGGGGTGATGAAGTGTTTCTGGAATCCTGGGGACAAGAGGGTTGGGTTTGAGGCGGTGGATCCGATGTATTTCGTGGTGCCGCCGTACACGACGGATTTGCAGGATGCGGATTGGGCGGTGCATGTGATGCCGATGAGTGTGGGTGCGTACAAGCGCATGGCTGGCCAGTTTGGTTGGAAGGCGGACTCGAAGACGATCCAGCGGATCCGTGGGAACCCGCAGGAGGACGACAACATTCCGGGGGCGGCGAGTGAGAATGACGCGAAGCAACTGCGTGAGGGGATTACTTACACGAGCAACACCGATGGGGTGATCGTGTGGGAGGTGTATCGGAAGACGGATGCTGGGAAGTGGGAGGTGTATCTTTACAGTCCTGCGGCTGTGGATCTGGATCTGCGTGACCCGATGGAGTTGCCGTATGACCATGGGCAGTGTCCGTTCGTGGATTTCCCGTATGAGATCAAGGACAAGGGGTGGTTCAGTCCTCGAGGGGTGTGTGAGATCTTGGCTCCGTTTGAGTTGAGCATGACTTCGATGTGGAACCACAAGCATGATGCGATGACGTTGTACAACCGTCCGTTGTTCCGGGCGGAGCGGGAGTTGCCGAACAGCATCAATCTGCGGTTTCAGCCGGGTCAGATCTTGCCGTATGGGGTGGCTCCGGTGCAGATGCCGCAGCCGCCGGTGAGTTTCGATCAGGAGTTGAATCAGACTCGGGCGGTTGCTGAGAACCGGATTGGTAGCCCTGACTACACGATGGGCACGATCATGAGTGGTGGCTCTGACCGGCGGACGGCGACGGAGATCCAGAGCATCAATGCGCAGGCGATGCAGAGTGGGGATTTGCGGGCGCGGCTGTTCCGCATGGCGTTGGGCAAGCTGTATCGTCAGGCGTGGGCGTTGTATGTGCAGTACGACAGCAAGAGTCTGAGGTATCGGTTTGCGGAGGATTCGTTGGAGGCGGATCCGGTTGCGTTGCATGACCAGTATGAGTTGGAGCCGAAGGGTGGGATGGACATGGTGAGTCGTCAGGTGATGGTGCAGCAGGCCATCAACCGGAAGCAGTTGTTCATGAACTCGCCTTGGGTGGATCAGGTGGAGTTGGACAAGAGCATCATGGAGTTGGATGATCCGAGTCTGGTGAAGCGGTTGCTGCGGGATCCGGGGCAGAAGCAGGTGGATGAGTTGGAGGACGAGGCGAAGACGATCCCGACGCTGCTCGTGGGTGTGCCTGTGCCTGCGAAGCCTGGTCAGAACTATGCGGGGAGGATTGGGGTGTTGATGCAGTATCTGAATGGGGCGATGCAGCAGGGGCAGGTGTTGAGTCCTGTGGCGAAGAATGCGTTCATGAGCCGGCTGGACAGTCTGCTCCAGGCTTACGAGCAGGTGGCGACGAATGAGGCGCGGAAGCTGCGGAAGGAGATCCAGAAGTTTGTTGAGAGTACGGGGATGCTCGCGGCCCAGCAGGCCCCGGCCCCGGCCCCGGCCCCTGTTCCTGCTGTCCAATGACCTGTAGAGATTGTCGATACTGTGCTGCCGATGGAACCTGCCGGAGGTATCCGCCGAGTGGCAGACCCACTTGTTGGCCTACTGTCCATGCGATGGACTGGTGTAGCGAGTTCCAGGCGATTCCGGCTCCCCCGCCGCCGCCGCCGCCGCCGATGATGGAGCAGCTTGAGTAGGGTTTCCCTCCGAAGGTGCGGTTTCAGAAGGCGAGGACCAATGGGACTTTGAAGGAGATCCAAGAATCACCGCTGTTCCAATCCTGATATGGCTGAGTACCAAGGCAAGAAGGTGACATTGAACAAGCCGTTCTACACGCCGGGCGAGGCGAAGAAGAAGGCTGTGTATGTCCGCAATCCGAAGGGGACTGTGATCAAGGTCCG